GAAATCGAAAAAGAGCGACGCCGTCGGGCAAAGCTCGCCGCAGCCGTACCCACCGCCGCCGTCTCTGACGCAGGCAAGGAAGGCCGCGACGAGGAGCTGATGCGCCGCATCAACGCCCGCCCGCTTTACGAACAGAGCTTTGCCACAGGTGCCAAGCAAGGCGTCACCGCCTCGTTCGGCGACGAGCTGGCCGGCGCTGCCGGCGCCCTGGGCAACGTCTACGGGCGAGCCCGCGACGCCCTCACCGGGCTCGAGCCCGTCGAGTCCGACGGGTTCATGACATCCGCGCGCCGCGCCTACCGCGAGGCCCGCGACGAGGAGCGCAAGCGTCTCGATGAGTCCCGCGCCGCCGAGCCGCTGAAAACCGGAGCCGGGCAGGTCCTCTCCTCGTTGCTCCTGCCCGCTGGGGCCGCAGGAAAAGTCAAAGACCTCGGGAAGGCCGTGCTCACCGGCATCGGTGTCGGTGGACTGCAGGGCGTCGTGACCGGCGCAGGTGAATCCAAGACCCTCGAACCGCAGGAGCTCGTCGGCGAGATGACGAAGACGGGGCTCATGAGTGCGCTCACGGGTGGCGCTGCCCCCGCTGCCGTCCAAATGGCCCGCAGCGCCGCCCCCGCCGTCGCGTCGTTGCTGTCGAAGCCCCTCACCGAGATGGGCAAGGGTGCCGACATCGCCCGCCTTGCGACGACGAAAGGCGCGACCGGCGCGAACATCGAGGGCCTGAAAATCGTCAAGCTAGTCGAAGGCAGGGCTACGAACAGGCCGCCGGTCAAGGGTGGGGTCCCCGAGGCCGCGCGCATTATGCGCGAATATGGAATGGCTCCGAAAGCGTCGACGACGACGGCGCTGAACGAGGCCGCAACCGAGACCCGCGAGACCGTGAGCCAGGCCAAGGAAATGCTGATGCAGCAGGCCGACCAGGCCGGCGCCAGCGTGACGTCTCTGCAGCTCGCCGAGGGACTTCGCAAGCGAGCCCGCGAGTTCCTCGCGTACAACGACGCAAACGCCCCAACGGCAGAGCTGATGTTCGCCAAGGCCGACGAGGTCGCTGGCGAGGGAAAAACGTATTCGCTGCTAGACATGCAGCGGAAAGCGAACATCACCGGCAGGCTCGCGGGCGACTGGACGAAATCGAAGGCCGCGAACGAGTCGGTACAGGAGTACGTTCGCGCCATGCGAGACGTCACCGACGACGCCGCTGACGCCGCCTTGTTTGGTGTGCCTCCGTCAGAGGTGTCGACGATGGTCGCTCGCCTTCGAGGAAGCCCGGGACCGAAAGGTGCGAAAGACCTTTATCAGGAGTTGCGCAAGGCCGAGCAGGTCGCCTACCTCGTCGAGGAGCAGACCGCCGAGAGTCTGGGCCGCGCCGCCGGTGGCCGCTTGGTCGGACTCCGCGAGGCCGAGGCGGCGACGGCAGGCGAGGCTATGGCCGGACCCGTCGGTGGTGCCGCCGCCGTCGCTGCTTTCAAGGCCGGGTCCGCTCGCGGCTCGCAAATGCGAGCGACGGGGAAGGAGGCCGCCGCCGCCCTCGGGGAGCGCTTGGGCAACCTCTCCCGCGCCGCCGAGGCCCCGGCGAGCGCTGCGTCAGCTCGCGCCGCCGGCGCCATCACCTCGGCCGTTCGAGGGGCTGGCGAGGCCAAATACCGCGCGCCGATGTCTCCCGATGACGTCGCCCTCGCCGATGATTTGCGGCGCCGAGGCATGTCCGAGGACGAGATTGCCAGCATCCTCGGATTGAATCAGCGCAGCGCAGCCCTCGACGAACTGCGTTGACGTCGACGACGCAGGGTCATAATCTCGGGTGACGGGCCGTCGTGGGTCTGGGTTTTGTGTGTTCGGCAGGCGCCACCTTTCGCGGGGTGGCGTTTGTTTTTTGTGCGCGCGGTCACAAAGCAGCCTGCGCAATGTCGCACCCAATGCACGCAAAACGGCTTTGCAAAGCCCCAGAAAAAAAACATCACCACCATGCTTGACAGCATGTCGCAGCTGCGACATAGTGGGCTCACGGCGCACGACACACACCGCCGTAACAGGAGCCACGACCATGACCAGCATCATCATCAGCACCATCCGCCCCACCACCACTGGCGTCCGCAGCGCACTTGACGTCACTGTTACCGTCAACGGCCTCGAGGGTGAGGCCACCGTCGCTCCCGACGGAATCAACGGTGGCTATGCCGTCTACGGCGACGACGTAACTATGTGGCTCTCCGGCAACCTGTGCCGCCTGCCGCGTGACGTCATCGCCGAAATCGCCGCCGAGGTCTGCGCTGCCGCCGAGCAGGCGCTTTTCCCACCCACAACCTGACCAGCATTCCCCGGTGAGCCCGGGGTTTTGGCTTGCGCCGGGACCACGACCCCGGCGAGGAGACACACACATGGACCTGCCCGACTTTGACTCCCTGCTCCCCGACCCCGCGCGCGGTCGACACCTCGACGAGGACAACAGCGCCCTCGATGCCGTCCTCGATGGCATGACCCTCGCCGAGCTGGCCGACTGGGTCCGCGACAACTGCGTCGTCCGCGAGGCCTTCGAGGCCGACCACGCCGACCAAATCGCCGACTACCTGGCGGATGTGTGACTACCGTGACGCGCCATGGGCGCGCGGGCTGGGTCGTCGCTGTCGACGGTGTCCCCGTCGTCGTCGGTGTGTCTGCTGCCGGGGCCCTTGCGGCGTTCAGTGTGCTGCGAGGGGGTGGCCGATGATTTACGCCATCGAGAGCACGCAGGGCCTCGTCCGCATCGCCGCAGGGTGGCCCTCGGTGGCGAGCTCGGGCTGGGATGCGAGCACCTGGAAGACCAACCCCGGCGCCCAGCGCGCGCTGAGCGGGGCTGTGCGCGTCGCTGCGCGCGCAGTCGACGAGACGCAGGGGAGCGTCGCCCGCACCGCCCTAGACCTGCTCACCGGCGCTTGCGTCGTGGTGTGCGATGACGACGCTCACGCCCGACACGCCGCTACGCTCGCGCTGCGGGGCCGAGTCGACGCCCGCCGCCGCACCCTGATCGCTGGCCTCGCCGCCGTCGTCGACGCTGCCCTGCTCGTCGGGCCCGGGGCAACCATCGACGGCACGGCGTGGACGCCTGAGATGTGCCTCGCGCGCATCGAGCGAGAGGTGCTGCACGTCATCGACCAGTGCGACCTCGACGCCGAGGTCGGTGCGGGATGGGCCGACGAGGGCATGCTCCGCGCCTGGGTGGCGGACCGGCAGCGTCGGCACCGCGAGCGATAGATTCAAGGTTTCCCGGTGATTTCGACGCAGCGGGAGAATGGTTGCCCTGCAGCATTCCGCTGCAGGGACAACAACCGAATCGGGGGGCGCTTGGATTCGCCGCCCGACGACGAGCAAGGCGCACCGACACGGTGGCTCGTCCTGATGAGGACGCCTGAAGGAGCACGCATGGCCAAGAAAAAACCGAAACGAAACACGACGCTGGCGCAGGCCTCGATAATGATGGGCGTCGACCGAAAAACCATCGCCCGCTGGTGTCGCTCTGGCGCGCCACACGACCAGGTCGCATGCCCGACGACGCCCGCCGGGTTCATGTTCTACTGCAACGTCGCTGAGATGCGCTTATGGCGTGCGTCGAAGCCCGAGGGGAACCGAACCGCATTTATCAACTACGGCGCCGTCGACGGTGACGCATGAGCAGTTTCAACCGCAAAGGCGCCCACGATGCGCTGGTGCGCGGGACGTTCCTCGACCGCCTGGAGTTCGAGCAGCTCGCCCACGACCTCGTCGATGACTTCTGCAACGTGACCGACGTCATCGCCAAACAATGCGCCGCGCAGACTCACGCTTACATCAACCGCCCCCGCCCATCGACGTCGCCACCGCCGTCGAACGAAACCGAGAAGGAAACCCTGCAAGCCCGCCGCGTCGCCGCCCTCGAATCCATCGCCCTCGCCCTCACGACTCTTGCGAAAAAGGACACCTGAACATGCACACATCAACCGAGACCATCACCCCGACCACCGCCGCCGCCTACCTCGAACGCAACACAGCGAACCGCACCCTGAAATCCAAACACGTCGAAGCCCTGGCCGAGTCCATGATTGCAGGCCACTGGCAATGCACTCACGAGGGGATTGCGTTTGCCAAGGACGGCAGTCTCATTGACGGGCAGCACCGACTCTCCGCCGTCATCAAAAGCGGTGTGAGCATCACGTCGCTGGTGTTTCGCGACTGCGAGGCCGGCACCTTCCACGTCATCGGTGACGCAAGCCGACGCACCGCCGCCGACGTGCTACACCTGGCCGGTGAGCTGAACACGAACAAGCTTGCCGCCGCCGCAAACTTCGCAGTCGTCGGATACGCCGCCCGCCATGCGTCAAAGACTGAGGTCGCCATGTTTGTGGCCGGAAAGCATGGCGCATTGCTGCGTCAAATGGTCCTCGGCGACGTCATACCGAGCGCAGTTATCGGCGCCCTGTCTCGTGCAGTCCGCGCCGCCGTCATCAACGAGGCCGCTGCCTTGAAGTTCTGCGACGAATACCGCCGTGGCTCATGGGACGGCCCAGACTCGGCGACGTGCATCCTGCGGTTGTCCAATGACCGCAACAGCCGCCGGGGACGAGCGCAGTACCCCTATGCCGTTCGCGCCATCATGCTGTTCGCCACCGGCCAAAATGTTGTCCGCCTCTACGCCGCTACCGAAGACTTCAAGGTGCTGTCATGAAATCAAAGAAGGGGACGACGTCAGCTGTCAAAACGACATACCAGCGAAACGGCAGAGGGGCAGGAACGACGCCGTCAAACTTTCTCGATGCAATCAACGCTCTGCCAAAACCAAAACCAACAAAGAAAGAAACACCATGACCATCACCGTCTACAAGGAGCTGATTCAAGGCTCGCCCGAGTGGCTGCAGGCTCGCTGCGGACTGCTCACGGCCAGCGAGATGAAGCAGATCGTCACGCCTGCGAAGTTGAAGGCCGCCGACAACGACAAGAGCCGGTCTCACCTGTACGAGCTGCTCGCCCAGCGTGTCACGCAGTACGTCGAACCGAGCTACATTGGCGACGACATGCTGCGCGGCGAGGTTGACGAGGTCGACGCCCTCGAAATCTACGCCGAGAACTACGGCGAGATTGAACGCGTTGGGTTCATCACCAACGACAAGTGGGGCTTTGCGTTGGGATATTCCCCCGACGCTCTTGTGGGCATCGACGGGCTTGTCGAGGTCAAATCGCGCAAGGGCCGATTCCAAATGCAGACCATCGACGAAGACAAGATGCCCGCCGATTTCTTATTGCAGGTGCAGACGGGCTTGCTTGTGAGTGAGCGCTCATGGTGCGACTTCGTTTCCTTCTGCGCTGGGCTTCCAATGCTCACGTTACGAATCTTTGGCGACCTCGAAGTACAGGCCGCCATTGTCGAAGCTGCGACAAAGTTCCACGCCGCTCTCGACGAGAAATATGCGAAAATGGTGGAACGCATGAGCGGCAAGGACTACCGGCTCATTCCCACCGAGCGCCGTGACGACACCATCGTCATCTGACCACCGCGAACACACACGACACCAGGAGCACACCATGACCGGCATCGACCTTGGCGCAACCATCGCGCCCAAATCCGACCAGCTGAACGCTGACGACCTTATCGTCGGCCCTCGAACCATCCTCGTGACCGCCGTCAAGGCCCGCGCGTCGACGGGGCAGGGTGACCAACCCGTGGCCGTTCATTTCGAGGGTGATGGGGGAAAGCCATACCTGCCTTGCAAGTCCATGCGGCGCGTCCTCGTCCACGTCTGGGGCCGCGACGGTGGCGCCTACGTCGGCCGCTCGATGACGCTCTTTCGCGACGATAGCGTCGTGTTCGGTGGCGCCGCCGTCGGTGGCATCCGTATCTCGCACATGAGCGAGCTGGCCCGCCCCGTGACGCTCTCGCTGACCGCCTCGAAGGCATCGCGGAAACCGTACGTCGTGCAGCCGCTGGTGGTCGCGACGGCCCCGGCGAAGAAGACCGCTACCACCGAGGAGAAACGAGCGAAGGCGCAGACGACGCTCGATACCATCCTCGCCGACATCGCCAGTGCCGAGGACGTCAACGCCTGCGCCGCCAAGCACGCCGATATGGTCGCGCGCATCGCCGCCGTCATCCCCGACGCCCCCGCCATTGTCGCCGCCGCCGTCGTCGGTGGCTGGAAAAAAGACTGACCGCTCGCCCGCATCGCGTGGCCCCGGCGACACGGGGCACCTTCGACACGGCCACCAGGAGCAACACACATGACCGAAGAACTTTTTGCCATTGTTACCCACGACGCCGACCGCGAGCGCATCCGAGCCCGCGCCCGCCTCACCCGCGACGTCCTCGCCGACCTCGAGGAGGCCGCAATCAGCGCCGCGAGTCGGCACGGTCACCAGGTCGACGCACTCAAAACCGAGCTGGCCGAGGCCCATCGCCAGTTGGACGCCCGCCCTGCCGTCGACAGCATGACCGTCGGGCTCGATGACATCCGCGCCATCCTCGCCGAGGAGACACACACGACGGTGCAGGAGCTGCTCGTTGTCGAGGACGGGCAGGTGCAGGTGGTCGACAGCATCCACCAGCTGCTCGCGCACATCATCGCCGTCGCCACCGCGTGGCCCGACGGCGAGACCGAGAGCCTGCGCAAGTCGCTCGCCTGGACGCAGGAGGAGTTGGCCAAATCCAAGGCCGCGCATCATGCGAGCATCAAAGGCGCCACCGATAACGCCGACGCCGACGACGATATGTGGGACGAGGAAATCAGGACGCTTACCAGCAAGGTGCGCGCCCTCGCCGAGTCCATCCGCCCGGTGAACGGCGCCGCCGCCGAGGTTGCCGCCCGTTGCGACGTCGGCGCCGCCATCGATGTCGTCGCCCAGGCCGTGACCGAGCTGGCCGGTCAAATCGTCGACGGGGAAAGAGGCTTGGCGATGAAAGCGCTTGCGCTTGAACAGGCGAACGCCAACCAAATCGAGACTGAGCTACAGGCCATCGAGTCCGTCTGCGAGTCCGCCGGCATGCCCGCCACCGTCGAACGCGAGGACATCCCCGCATGGCTTGCCGAGCACCTGGTCTCGCGCGTCGAAAAAAAGGCCAAGGCGAAGCGCAAGGCGAAGGCCCTCGCCGCCGACGACGTGGGAGAGGGTGAGGTGGACAATGAGTGAGCAACTCACCCTCGATAATCGCGTGCTGCCCCCGCAGCTCGTCGTCACCCTCGCCGCCCTTGAGCTGCGCGCAGGCCTGCGAGGGAGCATTCTGAGCGCGACGAATGTCGTCCGAGGGCCGACGGGCAAATGGTGGATCCAGCTCCTCGTCGACGGGCGACGGTCGCTGGCCCTGATTGACCGGGTGGACCTCGAGGTTGCCGCGCATGACCTGTTCCATTTGATTCACCACCGAGCACCACCAGGTGACGCATGACGACGCAGACCGACATCAACGGGTGGGCTCTCACCTGGGGTGACGACGACACCCCGCGACCTCCGGCGCTGCCCGTCCGGTCTCTCGAGGACGAGCTGATACCGCCGGAGAAGTACGCCGACCTCGTCGCGAAGGCCGCATGCGAGAGGAAAAAAACCATCGCGCAACGAGCCAAAGACACTGCGGCGAGCAAAGAGCGCAGCAGACAAAGACGAGCCGACGCGAAGGCGTATGCCCTCGCGATGAAGCTGCGCCACATTTGAGCGCAGCACGAAGCGACGGGGCTGGTGTCATTGCCGCCCCGTCGCTTCTCTGGCAACTACGAGCCCCCATCGAACACGACCCAACCAGCGCTCGCACACACGACACGCGTGCGCACCACGACGAGGCACCCCAGTGAAATACACCCAGCAATCAATCGACGACGTCAAGCGAGCGTCGTCGATGGCCGCCGTTGCCCGCGTCTTCTGCCAGCGGGTCAAACACGAGCACGGCCCCCACTATTCTGCGGTGTGTCCATTCCACAAGGACACAAGCCCAAGCCTCGACATTGACGACGTCAAGGGCGTCTACATCTGCCGCGCGTGTGGGGCCGGTGGTGATGCGTTGACGATGCTCGAACGCCTCCGTGGTGTCGGGTTCGCCGCCGCCCTTGAAGAGCTGTCGACCATCGCCGGGATACCTCTACAAGAGGCAGCCGAGGAGTCCCCGCGCATCGTTGCCGAGTGGCACTACCTCGATGCCGACGGGGCCCGCGCCTATTCGGTGAAGCGCTGGGAGCCCGGGAGAGGTCGCGACGGGAAATCCAACGGCAAGCGAAAGTCCTACTCGCAGCACCAGGGCGACGGGTACCCGGGCAAGGCCTCGGTGCAGCTGCCCTACCGCCTCCCGCAGCTCGTCGCCGCCCGGGCCTCGGGCGCCTTCATCGTCCTCACCGAGGGAGAGAAAGCCGCCGATGCCGTCGCCGCCCTTGGCATCGTCGCCACCACCTGGGCCGGTGGTACCGGCGCCGTCGGGGAGGGCGAGCGGACGACGTGGAGCCCGCAGTTCGCCGAGCATTTTCGTGGAGCCCATCTCGCCCTGTGGCCCGACAACGATGACGTCGGCCGCGCGGCCATGGCAAAGATTGGCAGCGTGCTGCGAGGAGTCGCCGCCGAGGTGCTGACCATCAGCACATCACAGAATCAGAAGGGCGCCGATGCCGCCGATTGGATTGCGGCCGGCGGGACGCGCGAGGGCCTTCAAGCGCTCATCCTCGACGCCCGCCTGTCAGTCGTCGCCGGGGTCATCCAGCCAGCCCCGCCCGCCGCCAATGGTGCTGCCGACTACCTCACCGACAGCGGCAACGCTGAGCGCTGGGTCAGGATGCACGGGAAGGACTTTCGCTACCTCGTCGACGAGGACGTGTGGCTGCATTGGACCGGCACACATTGGGAGCGAGGTGGCGACGCTGCCGCGCTGCATGCGACAAAAGCTGTCGCACGGTCATGGCAGTTCGACGCTGTCGGCGAACCCGACATTGCCAAGAAAACTCTCCTGCGTCGTCACGCCGAACGCAGCGAGGCCGCATCACGCCGCGCGGCGATGCTCACCCTCGCCGCCAGCGAGACCGGCATCAGCGTCGCCAGCAACGAACTTGACGTCGACCCTTGGGTGCTCAACTGCAAAAACGGGACGGTCGACCTACGCACGGGGAAGTTGCAGCCGCACCGCCGCGAGGACCTTTGCACCCGCATCATCCCCGTCATGTTCGATCCCGCCGCAGCCTGCCCGACCTTCACCGCGTTCCTCGCCCAGGTGCTGCCCAATGCCGACACCCGCGAGTACCTCGGGAGGTGCATCGGGTACGCTGCGACGGGCGTCATCCGCGAGCATGTTTTTCCTGTCCTGTGGGGCCAGACCGGGCGCAACGGAAAGGGCACCCTCGTCGAGGCCGTGTTCTCGGCGCTGGGCCCCTATGCCACCGCCCTGCCCAACGACGTGATCCTCGAAGCCCGCAATGACCCGCATCCGAATATGTTCGCGCAGCTCCTCGGGGTCCGGTTTGGCGTCGCCGCCGAGCTTCGACCGTCGGACAAGCTGAACGAGGGCATGTTGAAGAAGCTCACCGGCGGGGACACCATCCGCGCGCGATTTATGGGCGGCGAGTTCTTCAGCTTCTCCCCGACTCAAAAGTTATTTTTGCAGACCAACTACAAGCCGAGGGTGAGAGGTGGAGACCCGGCACTGTGGGCTCGAATGAGGGTGATTCCGTTTGGCGTCTCGTTCGTCGGCAGGGAGGATTTGGGCTTGAAGGCGCGCATCCACGCCGAGCTGCCCGGTGTGCTGGCCCTCATCGTCCGCTGGTGCCTCGACTGGCAGCGCCTGGGCCTCGTTGCGCCGCAGGAAGTCCTCGACGCCACCGCCGACTACCGCGAGGAGTCCGACCGAGTGGGGCAGTTCATTGAAGAGCGCTGCGAGCGGGCCGCTATGGCGACGATTTCCGCCGGCGTGATGTGGAAGGCCTTTCGCTCATGGTGTGAAGACCGAGGGGAAAGCGCAGGGGGACAAAACGCTTTTGGCACAGAAGTCAAGAGCCGAGGGTACGAGCCCTGCAAGATTTCCGGCGAGCGCCGATATCGAGCGCTGCAATTGCGCGGAGTGGGGTCGTCAAACTCCCCGCAGGACGACGGCGAAAACGACAGCGCTGATAAATCATGGACTTAGGCCGACGAGCCTGGACGCATGGACGGACTTGGACGCACTGGTTTTTGGCCATGCGACCCCGAAAAAACGGCTGCACAAAGCCGTTTTTTTTTGGTTGGACGCACTGGACGCAGGAATGCGGATGTTGCGGCAGATACAGGGCCGCAACTCAACTGCGGAAGGTCGTTTCTCTAAAGGCTGTTTTTTGACAAAAGTCTGTCCAAGAGACAGAAAAGGGGTATAAAACGGCTTCACAGAGCCGTAAAACGGTGGACGCACCCTAAAAAACCAGTGTGTCCAAGTCCGTCCACCGACCCTCCGGCAAAACGCCGCAGCTTTTTTGATTGCTCGCGTGGTCGGTCGTCGATGATGGTGTCGAACACAAACGCGAAAGGCTGAAAATGTGGGCCGTTGATGTCCCTTGTGAGCTCTGCGGCGCCGCCGCCGGGTACCAGTGCCGCACCCCTGCCGATGTCGTGGCCCAGCGGCCTCACCGCTGCCGCCTGGTGTTGTCGGTGGTCGGTCACCGCAGCGCCCCGGCCGTCACCGTCATCGAGCGCCTGTTGCGCGAGGCCGACCTGCGCGCCACCACGTCCACCTACACCCTCCCCGAGGTCCCCCGATGAGCCAAATCACCGCCCCGACGCCCGGCCGCATTGTGATTTACACCGACCGCGACGGCGCGAGCTGGCCCGCCATCGTCGTCACCGTCGGCGACCTCGATGCCGTCGACCTGACGGTTTTCGTCCACTTGTCGACGACGGACGCGCTGAACGTGCGGTACCGAGCGACGCCCACCGAGCGGACTTGGCGATGGCCGAGCCCCTCGCTCGCGCAGCTCGTGGTCGACGACGAGACCGGCGCCGTCATCGGGCCGGTGATTCCATGACCCCCCCTCTCACCGACAACCAGCTGCGTCATCTGCGCAGCCTCATCGACCGCGAGCGCACCAGCGCAGGCGAGACCGCTGCGGGGCTCGTCCTCGCCGCCACTCTCGCCCGACTGCAGCACTTAGAGCGCTTGCTTGTCCAGGCCCCTGTCGAGGGGCAGGAGCCATGAGCGACGACAACGAGCCCCGCTGGACCCACGATTGCCCAGTGTGTGGGGCGACGCTGACCGGCGACCAGGGCGAGCAATGCGCCGAGCATGCCCCCAGCCCCGACGAGCTGGCCCGCAAGCAGCGCGTGGTCGACGCCATCGGGCAGTTTTTCAGCAAGCCCTCGAAGCCCACCACGTTCCGCAGGTGGCGCCGCCCGGGGTTCCGATGAGCATCGGCATCATCGCCCTCGTCGGCGCCGTTGCCATCGGTGCCGCCCTCGGTGTCGTCGCTGCCTGCGAGGCCGTCGACGACGCCCTGCGCAGCCGTCGCCGGCAGCGCGCCCTCGACTCATTTACGACCCGCGAGGACCGATGAGCACGACCATCACCGCCCGCGTCGAGACCACCCTCGCGCGCGGCCAGAACAACCGCGAGCACCACCGCGTCCGCGCGGCCCGCGTCGCCGCCGAGCGCGAGGCGACCCGCCTCGCCCTCGCCGCCGGCGACTGGCGCGGCGACCCGGTGTCACTCCGTCGCGCCGAGCTGGGCGCGCGCGTGACGATTGTCCGCCCGTTCGTCACCACGCCCCTCGACAACGACAACCTCTCTGCCGCCTGCAAAGCCGTGCGGGACGAGGTCGCTGCGTTCCTCGGGGTCGACGACGCCAGCGCCCGGCTGCATTGGGTCTACATGCAGTCGCCCGCCGTCGTCACCGGTCGGTCGACCAAGCCCGGCCGGACCCGGGCAAGCACCGACCACGACACCCGCCCGCTGCTGCGCATCGAGGTGATGCCCGTCGGCGACATCGACCCGCAAGCCCAGGCCCTCGCCCAGGCCGAGGCCCGAGAATGGGCCCTCGGGGTGCAGGTTGTCGCGCAGGCCGCGCGGCTGCGACTGGCCGAGGACCTGGCTAAGGCCCTGCGCTACTACGCCGCCCGCGAGTATCACAGCAGCATTGCGCCGGACGCCGCTATCCAATGGCGCGCCGACAAAGCCATGGCCGCCTGGGATGCCGTGCCGGGTGACGTTGGCCCCGTTGACCTCGGGTGAGGCCGATGGCAACCTGTCGAGGTGCAGCCTAAGCAACAGCACGTGGACCCTGCCCCTGCGATTCTGCTAGGGGTGGGGTTCGGCCTTTCTGGGGTCAGTATCGCTCTCGTGACCCTCGGCGTAGCGCCCTCGACGAGTGAATGATGACGCTATGGTCGATGCTGGCGACGACGTCGACAGGCACCGATGCCGGCAGCGCGTCGAGATAGAACTCCCGCGCGAACGAGAGGGCGTTCAGGCAGTCGTCAAGGCCCTCATACGACGGTCGACCCTTCGGCCCCGTCGGCGGTTGGATGTTCGACGACTTGATTTCGACGACCAGCTCGGGCCCGATGGGCACGACGCCCTGCTCGATGGCGAGCTTCAGGCGCTGCAGCCGAAAGTGTTTTTCCTCGCCGCTGCGTTGCTCTGTGACGTGCCACCTCGAGAACTGTTTCAGCGTCTCGTACACGCCGACGCCCACCCCGTTGCTCTCGACGACGATGGTCTGCGGGACGTAGCGCTCGGCGGTGTCCTTCACCATCTCGACAAGGTCAGGGAGGCTTGTGCTGTTGCTCACCCAAGTCGCGAGGATGGTGCCCGTCAACAACGACAAGACGACGATTGCCGATGAGTCCCCGCCCCCGCCGGCCGCGACGTCGACGCCAAATACCACCGGCTCGTCCGGCAGCGCATCGCGGTACCGGTGCCACCCGTCGAAGCGCTTCGCCTTGCCATCCCACTTGCCGTCAGCGACGACGAGCGCATCGGTGAAGCGGAGAATCCACCGGCCGCGCGCGAACGAGAAGCAGTGCTCGGGGAGCTGGGGAAACTCCCGCATGGCCCCGTCCTCGTCGCCCGCGAAATCAACGCGCATGCGATGCCACCACCAGGCCGCCGTGCTTCGCTGAGTGAACCCGTACCGCGTCCCCGACAGGGTCAGCCACGTGTCCTCGTCGATGGTCGACGGCTCCCGC